GCATCCCTTGGCAGCCTGGTTCGAGCCACTGGTGATGTAACTGAGGCTCAGAAACTTAATAATCTTGCCTTAGATATTTCGGCAGCAACAGGAAAAGATCTTGAAACTGTCTCGATCACATTGGCCAAGGCCTATGATGGCAACTTTGGATCGCTTAAGAAATTAGGCATCCCGCTTGATGAGGCAATCCTAAAATCTAAAGACTTTAATTTAGTCCAAGGTGAACTGGTGAAGTTATTTGGTGGCGCGGCAGCTGCCAATACTGCAACCTACGCAGGCCAACTGGCCATTGTAACCGAGCGCTTTGGTGAAATGAAAGAAGCAATAGGCGTTTCATTATTGCCTCAAATGAAAAAACTGCTAGAAAATGTAAACCTGATGGCTAAGGGATTTAGTGGCGAAGATCCCGAAGGTTTGAGCAATCGCGCTAGGGAACTTGCAGGCAACTTTGAAGGCAACGGCGCAAACAGTTTAGGCGGATCACTGCGAGCCGTCACTGATGCCTTTACTCAACTCTTTAAGACTTTTACTGACGATGGCGATGAAGCGACAAACATGATGACCACTATTGCGGGCGCATTAGAAACCATAGCCAACGCAATCACAGCAGTTTCCGATGCTTACCAAAAATCTTTGCCTGCCTTGCGATTTATACAAAATCCTTTCAATCTCAACATTCCGTCAGCAGGATTTACGCCAAGACCAAAGGGCAACGCGGCAGGCGGCTCGATTATGCGTAATGAGATAACTCGGGTCGGTGAGTTTGGGCCTGAGATGTTTGTCCCAGCAGGTGTATCTGGCTCAATTCGAAAAGACAATGGCGGCGGTAACACTGTCATAAACATTAACGGCGTTATTGATGCAGAGTCAGCCAGGCGATCAATCGAGAAGCTGCTGCAAAACAGCGCAAGGCGCACAGGCCCAATTAACCTAGTTGGCGCAACACTATGACCACCTACACGCCCTATCCAAAAGTAGTATTTGCTGGCGCGGTTGAGTACGCAGATAACACAATCAGCAGCATAGGCATAAGCCTTGGCAGGCGCGACATCTACGAGCAGGCACAGCCCGGCATCGCTAGCGTAAGGTTGTGGACTGATGCAGACACAGCATTAAACGTCAATTTGTCCGACAGTATTGCAATTCAGATCCAAGACTCAACGGCGGCCTATCAAACAATTTACACAGGCATAATCTCAGACATTGACATCACCCTAGATGCCTACGGCTCAGAGGGATCTGTGGCCATCTACAACATCACAGCTGTTGGCCCATTGTCGCTAGTCAATAAGCACACTACAGGCGGACTTGGGTATGCCAAAGAGTTTGACGGCACAAGAGTATTAAACATTCTTAGCGATGTATTTTTGCAAGATTGGGATGAAGTGCCAGGGGACTTGATCTGGTCAAGTGTTAGCAACATCGCCACCTGGGCAAACTGGGATGGCTCAAACATCACGCTGGTAAACGATCTAATCGCAGACATTGACACGCCCGGCACATACGAACTGGCTGCCTACACTGGCGGGGTTACTGATGCCCTAGCCCTTGTGCAGTCAGCTGCTCAATCTGGTCGTGGCTTCTTGTTTGAATCACGCGATGGCTCACTGCATTACGACTCATACGATGCCCGCGCATCTTATGTGCCATTGACCTTGACATCCGATGATCTACTGGCAGCAGGGTTGCGACAGGCCGCCCAGTGGGCAGAGATTGTCAATGATGTAACTGTTACAACTCACAACGGCCATGAGGAATATGCGGCGGATTACACCAGCCAACAATCTTATGGCCAATTAGCAGGCACTCGATTAACTACCTTGCACAACAACGCAGATGCCCAAATACAGGCAGCAGCATTCCTTGAGTCTCGGGCATTCCCACGCACCTACCCCGAAGAATTGACAATTCCACTACACAGCCCAACTGTTAGCGATGCCACACGAGATGCCCTAATCACCATGCTTGTAGGCTCGGCGGTTTACACTCAGCAGCTGCCAGCAGTATTTGGCACCACATTTGATGGCTTTGTCGAGGGCATGCGGTGGAATCTGACAAGGTACACAAGTGACCTGACACTAGTCTGCTCGGCACTGTCCGAGACATACCCGCACAAAGTATGGCTGCAAATCGCACCTACTGTAACGTGGGCAAGTTATACTCCAATTACAGAGGAATGGGATGATCTATAAATGAGCGGCACAACAACATACTTTGGGGTTACTTACCCCACAAGCACTGACTACGTTAAGGATGGCGCAACCGCCATTCAGACTGTGGCCACTGGGTTTGATAGCGCGGTAGCAATACCGACTTACAATGCCCAGACAGGCGCAACTTACACTTTTGCACTGACGGACATTGGCAAGACAGTAACGTCTAGCAACGCCAGCGCACAAACGTACACAATCCCACCAACTGCATCAGTGGCATGGCCCACAAATACAACTTTGAACGTTGTGAACCTTGGCGCTGGAACTGTAACTTTTGCAGCAGGTGCAGGTGTGACTGTAACAAATACAGCCGCGACATTGTCTCAATACCAATCGGCGGCACTTGTGCGAACAGCGTTAAACGCTTGGACAGTTATCCCTTTTGCCGGTGGGGCTGCTCTTTTAACTGATAGTGCAATCTCTGGCACTACGGGCAGTCCCACGACTACAACATTCTCATCAGGTGGTTTTAATTACAAGGCATATGCATTTACTGGAAGCGGCACAATTACTTTCAGCAAGGCTGGCTTGATTGACGTTTTATGTATTGCTGGCGGTGCTGGTGGTGGAACAAAAACAGGCGGTACTTCGGCAGAAACTGGCGGCGGCGGCGGTGCAGGCGGATACATGAATAGTATTTCCACAGAAACAAGTGGTAACGCACAAACCTTAAACAGCCTATACATAGCAACTGGCACAAAAACAGTGACAATCGGTGCTGGTGGTGCTGGTAATGCAAATGGGACTTTTAGTCTTTTAGATTATTTTGTAACTTTTGGCGGCGGCAAAGGTGGCGGAACTATTACTGGATCGCAGCAACCGGCAAGTCTGGGCGGTTCTGGCGGCGGCGGCTATGGCGGCAGTGCTGGTGCAACTGGCATTTCTTATCAAGGCAGCACTGGCGGTTCATCATCAATCGACACAAACGGCGGTGGTGGTGGCGGTGCTAATGCGGTTGGTTCAAATGGTGCTACCACAACGGGCGGCGCTGGTGGCGCAGGTTTAACTTCGTCAATAAACGGGACTGCAGTTGCAAGAGGTGGCGGCGGTGGTGGCGCAGGAACAGTAACAGGTGGCACTGCAACTGCTGGCGGGGGCGCAGGGTCAAATTCTGGAGTCGGAACTGCAGGAACTGTAAACACAGGCGGCGGTGGCGGCGGTGGGCGAGGATCAAGTACTGGCGGCGCAGGCGGTTCAGGCATAGTAATAGTTAGGGTGTTGGCATAATGGCACATTTTGCAAAAATAAAAGATGGTGTTGTTGAAGCAGTAATTGTTGTGAATAACGAAACTTTAGGCGATCTAGAATTTCCAGACAGTGAGCCAGTCGGTCAAGCCTTTATTGCATCTATCGGACTAGATGGCACTTGGAAGCAAACCAGTTACAACGCAAACTTTCGAGGCAAGTACGCAGGAATTGGCGACAAGTGGACAGGCCAAAATTTTAAGGAACAAGATGTCCCTGCCAATTAAGAATGGCAAAATTACAACTGCCTACAAAAAGCCCGGAAAGATGTGGTCAAAGGGTTATCACACTGGCGTAGATTTTGCAGTGCCTGTTGGCACACCTGTGTTGGCAGTGGCTGATGGCAAAATTGAACGCGCCAACTGGGGCAAGGCATACGGCGATCAGGTTGTGCAAAAGGTTGAGGGTGGCTGGGTAATCTATGCACACCTAAACGCCGTACGAGTTAAGCCAGGGGCGATGGCTAAGGCTGGTCAGATAATTGGCGAGTCAGGATCAACAGGAAACTCATCAGGGCCGCATCTACATTTTGAGATGCGCGACAACATCAGATGGTCTGCTGGAAAAGACCTTAACCCGAA